AAGCTGGCGAGGGCATCGAAGCTGGCGAGGGCATCAAAGCTGGCTGGGGCATCAAAGCTGGCGAGGGCATCGAAGCTGGCTGGGGCATCGTTAGCGGGTTATCTATTACCTGTAAATTGGTTCTTTCATTCAAATATCGCTTGTTTGCTGGCGTAGCCTGGTACCGAAGCATTGACAATGAAGATAAGAAAGTAATCTGTGGCAAGCTTGAGGGCGGCACGGTCTGCTACGGCGATGTAGAAGAGACTGGACTGCCGGAAGAGGCTGTAAAGACCGAGGAACCTGCAGAAGAGTCATTTACTATCGACGGCGTTCGTTATGTTGTCACAGACGATCTGCGCAAGGCACTTAAGGCTATCATGGAGACGAAATAATGATATTTCAACCAAACAACGACAACATCATCGCTGAGCCCGAAAAGGCACAGACCATGAGCAAATCCGGTCTTTACCTTGGCACTGGCGGCAACCGTGAACAACCCCGGCTCGCCAAGGTGATTGCTATTGGCCCGAACGTAAAAAGCATCAAGGTTGGTGATCGCATACTCTTTCAGGCTTTTGCGACTGCCGATCTGAAGGTTGGTGATGAGGAGTATCTAGCTATCCGTGAAGAGTTCGTGGTGGCTACTGTAGAGCCGGAGGAGGCAAAATAATGGCAACAACTATCGAATTTGAAGATGAAGTCGACTATTACAACAAGGTCAAAGTTGAAATCAAGGTAAAAGGTAACATTGAAGGCCCCGACGCCAAAACCATTCACGATGCTATCAATACAATAATGCAAACTTCCCTGAAGTACTTTAGGAAAGCGGAGGAAAAGTAAATGTCTAAACATGAACATGTACAGTTGAATTGCCCGCATGTTGAGGACAGAGAAACTCCGCCGAAGCAGATGTACAACTTTGATTACTGGAGTCTTGCATTATGCATAGCCTGTGATCGGATGCTCAAAGGTAATCTACTCGATTACATCCTGCAAATGGTCGCACATCCGTTAATTGAAACAGTACTAAAGGAGCAAGACTAATGGGTAAAATCCTAACACCAGAAAAGCCGGACTTCGCGAATCCTGGCAAACCAAAGCCATCGAAGATCAAAGCGACTGTCGTATTCCAGGATGCAAACTACACGTTCATGCGCAACAAGGAGCAGCTTACCACTGAAGATGTCTTTAATCTGCCGTTGCACTTGATATTGATTGCGCTTGGCATGATCGACGCTCATACCTATGTGCCGCGCTTTGGCAAGGATTCGTACCTCAAGACTATCAAGCGGCTGAAAAAGCAGTTTGACGACCATTACAAGGCTCAGAAGGCTATTGCTACTGGGATGAAGGATGGGAAGAAATGAAAACCATTGTCATTGCATTTGACTGTGATGGCACCTTGGTGACTACGTTCAGTGCGAAAAGCGGCAAGATTGTAGCCAATGAACGCATTCGAACGCTACTTATTGCGCTGGCACATATGAAAAACACCAAGATTGTAGTATGGAGCGGATCGGGTGAACTGTGGGCCCGGCAAGTCGGCGCAGCATTGGGAATCGACAAATACGTTGATCTCTATACTACCAAAAACCATTTGGGCGTTAATGATGCGGGTCAGCATATGTTTGCGCCTGAAATGGTACCCGACATCGCCATTGATGACATTCAGGATTGTGAACTTGGAACTATAAATATGATTGTGAGGGAAAAATGAATGAAATAGACTGGAAGGCTTTAGCTCTGCAAGAGCCCGAGTTCGTCGATTTTGTTAAGATCGTATTTTGGGAAAGTACGCTTGCGACTCAAACTGACTTCCTAAAGGCTATTTACTCGTTCTATCAAATTGGCATGACAGCCGAACAGGTAGCGCAATGGATGACCCTCAATAACAGAATGGGGCTATCATGAAATGCGCATCGTTTAATCTTTGCAAGGAGCTGTATGAGCTGACGAAATGGAGTAGTGGCGACTTGAAGGGTTGGTTTGGTGATTTCCATGACGAAAACAACTTAGGGTATTTTGTATCTGATGGCAATGGTTCAAGTAGCATCAGTTGGATTTGCCCTGCCTATGACCTCGGCTATCTGCTGCGGAAGTTGCCAACATTCTACGATGACGGAAAAATGGTTTACCTACTAACCATTCAACCGAACCCTATCGGCCCAGGCTGGCAAGCACACTATCGCTTTGCATCGCGAACACCCAATAGCTCGAACACTGGGAGCAAGTTCCGGCAAGAAGCCGCCACCCCCGAAGATGCCGCCTGCAAGCTAGCCATCGATCTATTCAAGAAGGAGATATTGAAATGAACGTACCAAACAACAGATCACTGGACAGAGTGGTAAAAATAGGCACCTGCCAGGCCGGTATGTGCGATGGTCAAGCAGTAGCAGAGATCTCACTCGACACCCTTCGCTTTGACCCTAAGACGCTAGAGGCACGAGCAGAACCCAAATCAGTTAAGGTTTGCATGCGACACAAATCGTGGTATTTCAAATATCAGGAGACATTGCTAGATCGCATCAATCCGGAAAGGAAAAAACGCAATGGCAGGAAACCAGAACAGCGGCAACAAACCAATATGGGCTACTCCCCAGGCTTTGCTCAAAGATTTCGTAGCGTTTCTTGAGTACCAGAAACCGCACAAGGAAAATGAGTTGCGGAACGTGCATAAAATCCGAGACGATCGTAAGCACATCAAGAACCCGAAATCATCCGATTACGAATATGTGATTGAAGAGGTCGAGATGCTTACTCGGCAAGGATTGGTAACGATTACTCAGTTTGCGGCCTGGAAGGGTGTACATCGGACATCCATAACGACTGGCTATTCTGAGGGCAAGTTCAAAGACGTATATCAGAAGATGCTGGCTATTTGTGAGGCATATGGAGAGCGTAGGCTATACGAAGCGGAGCGCAATGCCGCAAATATCATCTTTGCTATGAAGAACAGTTACGGCTGGGTTGATGAAACCAAGCATGATATATCTGGTAGCCTCGATACGCCACTCTCGGACGAAGCCAAGGCAGCACTCAACAAAGCGCTGAATGGTGGCGGCGATGGCAATCCGGATTGATCAGTGGATATCTGAATTCGGTGAACTCCAGGCGAAGAAAATGGCTAGGGAGTATTTTCGCGATCCGGCGAACCTTGAAGAGTTTGCAATGCTCTTCCCGGCGTATGTGCCAACGCACCTAGCAGACTTCCACGGTGATCTATACGACTACTACGAGGCAGATGGCAACTTTGCAGGTGCCGCGCCTCGTGGTTTTAGTAAGTCGACTGTTACCGATACCATCTACCTTGCTCACAGGGCACTATATGCCCGCTCTCACTTCGTACTATTGGTATCAGATACCTTCACACAGGCTGCAGGCTTGATTGATGGTTTGAAATCAGAGTTAGAGAGCAACGAACAGATGCTGTGGCTGTTTGGCGATGTACGCGGCAAGATATGGTCGAGTGACGGGCTTATCATTCACGGCTGGGCTGACAATGGAAAGCGTGAGCCGGTTAAGATCCTGCCGCGCGGTGCTGGCATGAAAGTTCGTGGTTTGCGCTTCAAACAATACCGCCCCGATCTTGTGATTCTTGATGACCTCGAAAACGATGAGGCTGTAGAATCTCCTGAGCGCCGGGAGAAGCTATATAACTGGTTCAAACGTGCATTGCTACCGGCACTTGCTAAGGACATTAGCAAGATTATCGCTATTGGAACGCTCTTGCACCGGGAGTCGCTGTTGTCGCAGATGGTCAATGGTCAAGGTATCTTTGGTGGCTGGAACCGGCGTACCTGGCGAGGCATCAAAGAAGACGGTACGAGCCTATGGCCTGAGCGTTTCGATGTTGAGTATCTAACCGGCATGCGTGACGACCCGACTCATCCAATGTATATGGGCCCGCTTGAGTTCAGCCAGGAAATCCAGAATAACCCGATTAGCGAAAAAGACCAGATCATCAAGCCTGAATGGACTCAGAGCCGTTATATCCTCAATAACCACCTTGTCGAATGGGCTCGTAAGATGCGCATCACCGATCCTGAAGCAGCGCTACGCTCATGGATGAAAACCCACTTCAAAAAGGTAATTGGCCACATCGACCCGGCAATCTCTGAGAGTGAAAAAGCTGACTGGTGGGCAATGGTGACGATCGGCATTACCAACAAGTGCCCTATCTGCCCGGGGGAACCGGCAGGCCACATTGTCATACTCGATGTGATACGTTTCCGCGAGAGTGACCCCGAAGTGCAGGCGCAGGAAATCGGTGATCAGTTCTTGCTGTGGAAACAGGACAAAATTAAGATTGAGGCTGTTGCGTATCAGGCAGGACTCTACCAAATTACCAAGAGAATTGCTCAAAAGCGCGGTTTGCACATCCCAGTATGGAAGTGGAAGCCTGATCGCTCAAAGCGTCGCCGGGCAATCCTGCAAAGTGGCTCATGGGCTGGTGGTACAGTTCACATACGCATGGACATGCCACATGCAGCCGAGTTCATCGAAGAAGTGGTGCAATTCCCGCAAGGTGCGCATGATGACATGTTTGATGCCTACTTGGGTGCCGCGGAAGAAACTGTGTTGACTACCAAGCAGCGAGCATTCAGAGATAAACCACGAGGAATGTAGTGCTATAATGCTCAAATGAGCCAGACGGTGAAGCTGCGGTTTTCTAAAAACGATCGGGTGCTTGGAGAAGCATCGGTTAATATCAGCACCTCACAGACCGCCAATACACGATCAAAAGCCATAAACGCAGTGATTGGAAGCTTTCTCGTAGTGTCATTTCTAGTGCTCATTTACATGATTATCTACACGATTTTTACTTAGCCGTAATCCGCGAAATAACAGGTCAAAGGTATATACCTGTTAAGGTTGATATATTTACAACAGACAACCACAATTACGGTTATGGCATCTTCTCCAAAAAACAACATCACGCCCCTACCGCAAGTTACCCCCGTTGCAAGTGCAAATTCAGCCGCCACTCCACCACGATCTACCGCGCCCGTAAACTCAGTAAACGCCAAGCCAACCTACCCATATCCTGACCAAGCGACACGACTAGAGCGCTACCGATTCAATTCGCTGTTGTTCGATGGCAACCATTTCGACGCTTTCAAAATCAAGGTCGACAATGAGCTTTATAACAAGAACTACTCTCGGCTGCGCTACATTGTCAATAACTTCCCAGGGTTAATTAGCAAGATCTGCGCCGATATGCTCTTTGGCGATAAGCCACGCATCACATTGCCAGAAGGCGAAAACAAGAACGATAACCATGATTGGCTTGAGAATTGGCTGCACGACGTTGATTTCTTTACCACATGCTACGAGTCTGCAATGACATCCAGCTATAAAGGTGACACGCTCTTTAAGTTGCGCGTTGGTGTATTGAATGACCCCGACAACCCTAGCATCATCGTCGAGCAGGTACAGCCTGACTTCTTTTTCCCAACGCTCAATCCGCTTAATGTGAGCGCAGAACCACAGCAAATGGAAATTTCTTTCGTCATTCAGATTAACGGTGATGACTACCTTCGTAAAGAGATTCACACGCCCGGCTACATTCACAATGAGCTTTGGAAGCTTAATGGTACTGAAATCATGCATCAGGTACCGCTCGAAATGCTTGATGATCCTGATCTGCAAGAAGAAGAGGCAACCGGCGTCAATCGCCTATTGCTCGTGCATGTTCCAAACTGGAAGGACGGCCGTACCTACTTTGGCAATGATGATTACCAAGATCTAACTACGCTTTTCTATGCCATCAACAACCGTATGAGCAAGATCGATAACATCCTCGACAAACACTCTGACCCTATCCTAGCTATTCCGGAAGGCGTACTCGACGAAGAAGGCCATGTGCGCCGCGAGCATCTGAACCTGTTTGAGACTGGCCCAGATGGTGCAAAACCTGAATACGTCGTGTGGAATGCACAATTACAGTCTGCTTTTGATGAAGTAGATCGTCTGATGCAGTCACTCTACATGTTCTCTGAAATTTCACCGGATGCATTCGGTATATTTGAAGCCGGGGCTGCAGCTTCTGGCCGCGCACTCAAATACCGACTGATGCGTACGGTCGCCAAGATCAACCGCAAGAAGCTTTACTTTGACCGTGGGCTTAAGGAAGTTGTCTACCTAGCTCAGTTACTGGCTGCAGAGCATGGCATCGAAGCACTTGGCACTAAATACGCCGGTGCTCCTGAGATTCCATCCATTGAATGGAAAGATCCTATTCCACAGGATAGCTACGAGCAGGCACAAGAAGAAGAGTTGCGCCTGGCATCTGGCAACCAAACTGTTCTGGATTCTATTATGAACATTGATGGTTTGACTGAAGAGCAGGCCGCTGAGAAGGTTAAGGCTATTGCAAAAGAGAAAAAGATACTCACACCTACCATTGCTGTTCCAGTTACTAATGTCGCCAAATCAAAGAATGGTGCAAATCCCGACGAAGCCAATCCTGATGTTGCTGTGCCAGGCCAATCGCCAAAGACGACGCCAAGCGGCAAACCGGCCTTGCAAAACCCTGCTGCTACCAATGTCGTAATCCCATCAACACCGAAGCCAGCTAAAGCAGACCAGTAGGAGGGCTCTACATGGCATCTCCACTCTTTCCCAAGAGCATCGAGGTAAACAACGCTTCAATCGACCAGTTGGAGCTATTGTTCACTGTTGCCACGAACGATCTGCAAAATTACCTTTTTACGCTTAATGGCAAGATCATATCTCGTGCGCAAATACTCCAGTTGCGACAGGATGTAAATCAACGTCTTGTAAAACTAGGTGCCGATGTCGGTGCTTGGATATCTACGCAAATTCCGAACCAATATGCTCTAGGTCAGCATGACGCAGCGCGTCAGCAAGCTCACTTTGGCGATAAAGCCGCAGCTGGGGTAATTCTGGGTGCTATCGCCCTAACTCAGTTTGCGAACAGATCTATTTCAATATCGAGTGAGCAGATCATCTCACCAAAGCAGGAAATCTTTGACCTTCACAATCAATCAGTGCAAGCCATCATGGACGATATGAGCGCCAGTTTTGGTACGTCGCTCAATGCTATGGCCCGGAGCGCCGATCAGACGATCAGCCGAATACAGGCACTAGATATCCGCCGCATGATTGCTAGGGGAGCCATGAAGAATGAGAGTGCTGATGCAATAAGCAAGCAGATCGCTGACCTCATCGAGCACAACGGCATCTCTGCACTCGTTGATAAAGCCGGTAAGCGATGGTCGCCGGATGTCTATGCCAGGATGCTCGTACGCACTAAGATGGCAGAAGCCCGTAATAATGGCATGATGAATGCCCTAACAAGTATTGGCCATGACCTTGTAGAAGTGAGCTCGCATGGCGCATCAGATAGCTGCGGCAAATGGGAAGGCCGGATCTTATCAATCTCAGGTAACAATACACTCTACCAAAGCGTGGCAGATGCTCAGGGCTCAGGTGATCATATCTTTGGCCCTAACTGTAAACATGGCCTTAACAGCGTCAATCCGGCATTCTTCCCATCTGGCAAGAAAACTCCGGCTATGGTTTAGCGATGTGCTCTAAAACGTAGCGTTTGCATTTATTGAGCTTATCGCGTTTACTGGCCGCCCACATCTTCTGATCGCCGGCACTACCAACATGTATACTGCTCACCTCAACTTCAAAGCTACCATTCACGGTAGTGAGGGTTACATTAAAGGAACCATTCGTAATGTCGCCGGTGTAGTCAAAACCTTTCACTTGATCCCAAGCAATCGGTGGGTGCGTCTTAAAGCCTTGGTTCACGACAATGCCCTTATCGGTCATTCTGAACCCTAATACCTTGGATGGCTTCGGAAAATCAGGATGCGATCCGAAGTATGCACCATTAAAAGCTGCCGTTCTGTTAAAGAGTTTCATAGAGCCCAAATCTCCTAATTATAATTTTCTACATTATATCACTCATTCATAAACCTGCTATGGTTGACTATCTTACAACGCTCAAACCATAATCACAATTGAACCAAGCAGAGCGTGGCCAGACCACGAAAAAAACTGAAGCGAGGGAAGCATGACCACACAGGCCAACAATGGCGGCGGTGACGGAGCCGGAAGCGGTGACGGAGCTAACGCAAACAGCGCAGGCGCAGGCGATAGCGCAAACCAGAACCAAAATCAAAATGGCGGAAACGCGGCAGGAGCTAACGCAAATGCAGGCAACCAAAACAATGATGGCGGCTCTAACTTCGATCCTGAAAAGGATTTAACAGCCGAACAATGGCAGGCCATTTACGGCAGCGGTCGTTTCAAGCAATTGAACGAACGCGCCAAGCAAGCCGACTCGCTGCAAAAACAGCAAGAGGAAACCGAGCGTAAACAACTCGAAGAGCAAGGTAAATGGCAGGAATTGGCACAGAAGAACGCCGACCAAGCCACGCAATACAAATCAGCCGCGCTTAATGCAAAGGTTGAGGCAGTAGCTGCAAAACTTGGTAGTGTAGACCCTGAAGCGGTCGCCGCACTTCTCGACAAATCTGCAATCTCCATTGATGACAACCTCAACGTTACTGGCGTTGAAGAAGCTGTTAATGCTCTTAAAGACACGAAGCCGTACCTTTTCAATAGTTCCGACAATAATAACGGGACAAAGAGGGTAGGTTCTCCAACGAACCCCGCTACTAATAACACCGGCTTCAAGTTCAAGATGTCAGAAATCAAAAATCCTGTTTTCTACCGCGAACACGCGACAGAAATCAAGCAAGCAATTGCTAACGGCCAAGTAGACAAAGACAGCTAGAACCACCTCCGCGACCCACAAGAAAGGTTAATTAGTAATCATGCCATACATGGACAATACTGCTGATGCCGCATTTATTCCTGTGATCATCTCGAACGAAGCGCTTGGCGCTTTCGGCTCGTACATGAACATGGCCAAGACCGTTTCTCTGAACTGGGATTGGACAAGTGCGACTCAGGGTGCAACTCTGCAAATCCCTAAGCGCGGTGCTTTAACGGCTAACGCCAAAGCAGCCAACGGTTCCGTCGTTGTACAGAACCCAACCGCAACCACTACGCCTGTGACGTTGAACCAACACTGGGAAACCACCTTTGGTATCGACGACGTTACTGCTGTCTTGCAAAACCAAGACACATTAGCAGGCTACGGTCAGGACGCCGCCATCGTTCTTGCCGAAAAAGTGGAAGGCTACCTCGCCTCTCAGTACGCTGGCCTTACTGCTTCTCCAATCACGTTTGACGCCACAAGCGCCACTACGATTGACCAGAGCGTTCGCAAGATCCGCAAGTACTTCACTGACAACAAGGTTCCAAAGTTTGAGCAGCGCAACGTATATGTCTCTAGTGGCATCTACGACAGCCTTCTGAGCGTACCTCAGTACGTCCAGGCTCAAAACGTCGGCCTGATGAACAGTGAAGCCGAGGTTCCACTGGTCAAGGGTAGCGTTCTGCCTATCTACGGCCTGATGTTCTGGGAGAGCCAGCTCACGACTGAGACTGGTACCACTCCAAGCATTGTTGACCACGCCATTGCCTACACCCAAAACGCCTTCGTGCTTGCGGCTCGCCCGCTTCCAAAGGTTCCGGATGGCTTCGGTGCTGTGTCTGAGGTCGTACAGGATGAAGATGTACAGATGGGCTTCCGTACCGTCTCCAGCTTCAACCCAAGCATGACCGCTGTACAGATTACGCTTGACGTACTCTTCGGTGCTGCAGCACTCGACGTTCGACGCGGTGTCGAAGTTGACTTCACCCACGCCTGATAGCTAAGTGAGCAACTAACAGAGAGGGCAGTTTAACGACTGCTCTCTTTTGCTGTTGCAAACCTGCTACGGTTGACTATTTAACAACAGGTAAACACAATTACCACTAGCATGACTATATGCGTCATAAACTAATTGAAAGGGGAAATCATATGCCATTTGTCAAAAATCTTAAGGACAAAGTGTGCCTAGCTCTCGATACTGAAGTCGAACCTTTGGTAAAGAAGGGCTGGAAAGTATTAACAGATGCAGAGGAAGCCGCACACCGCGAAGAGCTTAAGCTCAAGCCGGAACTTACGAGCCACGCATCTCAGGAAGTAGCTCGCGTTAAGGCCGGTCTGTATGCAGCTTTGGGCGCAGTAGAAGCCGAAGTTGCTAAAGTTACTGGCTCTAAGACTCCTGCAGCAAAGACACCTGCCGCAGCACCCGCAAAAACGAAAACTACTCCTGCAGCAAAGACCACTAACGTAAGCGGAGACGCAACCAATGGCAAATAACAACGTAGTTCCCGGTACATCTGCACCTGCAGGCGTTGACCCAACAAGCCTCATCCCTGCTGCACATTTGCCGGGCGCGGTTCAGACTGTCGCTCAGAGCGGCCGAACCGATCCAAACGTTCTAAACATGCTTAAGAGCATGCAAGCCCAGATCAACGCCCTTATGGGTGGCCAACAGGTTGAATACAACGCGCCTGATGTCGTTATGGTAAACCCAGGCGGTCGTTTAGTCGAAGTGACTGGCGAACTTGCCAACGAATACCTCAGCAAGCCTGGATTCCGCAAGGCTACCGAAGAGGAAGAAATCAACTACCGTAAGGCAATGTTGCGTCAGACTCCTCAGTACCTACGCCGCCTCGAAAAGAAGCGCCTGCAGGATGAAGCCTCATATCTTGATGAACTCGAGCTCGAAGATGCATCTGGCTCAGCAGTTAGCAACGACACTTTGCTACGCACAAAAGTAACCGACGCTCAAAAGACCGGCGCTCTTGAACCTGCGGATATGCCGCCTGCAGATCCCGCTGCGGGTATTACTACCGGCACGAGCAATCCAGACACTGCTGGAACTGACAACGCTAACACGCCAGTTCCTTCGCGCCGTGGCAACAAAGCCAAGGACACTACCGGCACGAGCAATCCAGACACTAACAAAGCCTAAATAGAGCCCCTAGGGGCAAAGAGAAACATATGAGCCGCCGTCAATACATTACCTCAACCTATCTCACGAACTACCTCGGTAGTCAGACGTTAAATGGTGATTTCCCCACTGCAGACGCTTTGATTGAGATGGCAGAGGAAATGATTGACGGCTATGTCGGCCCACAGCGTAAATGGTTCCAACTCGATAGCTCATTTGTTGCGGGTGTTTACACGCCACCAGACTACGAGCCTGAAACGCCAGTCGTAAAAGAGCTTCGCGGCCGTATTACTGCCGTCATTGATGCCTCAAACTACAAACTCGAAACATGGCAGCAACAAGCTTATCAAGATGGCTTCTTCCAGACCTGTAACATCGACATTATTGGTGGCACCGGAATGGGTACAAGCTACCTTATTAGCGCATCTACGCTAACAGGCCAAATCACGCTTACTAATATCGATGGATCTGCCCTAACTGCAAGCCCTATCGATACCACGAGCATCTACAGGATCTACCAACTCGGTAAGTTCCCTCGTGACCGTGATGTGTTCTTCAACACGTTTGCGCAGCCAAATACTTATTACAAAGCCGTACCTGAGATGGTGCGCGAGGCAACGGCTGCACAATGTGAATATATCAACAAGATGGGCTTGGACTTCTTTATATCGGCCGATGCCTACATGACCGGCGAACACATCGGGCCTTACAGTTACAGCCGTGATCTTAAAATGGCTGGCGGCAATATCCAGATCGCGCCAAAAGCGAAACTGCTCTTGCGCGGTCTTATGAACCGACGCGGGACAATAATTATATGAGCCTGCGGAGTCTGCTTAACCAAAGCGTCGACGTCTACCGCTTGGCCGCAACAACCGGCAGCAAGAAGCAACATGCCAAAGTTGCAACCATACGCATTATGATCGCGCCTATGTCTGCCGCAGCCGCTCAGACAAGCCAATTGACGTTTGGCCGGGCATACAATGGCTATGTGTCATCCGGTACCAACGTTCTGATTGGTGACTACCTACAGGACTCTACTGGCATCAAATATGACGTTCAGGGCGCAATGAATTACACGATGGGCTCACAGCCACTTATATCACTAACTCTGCAGCGCCAAGCATTACAGGGGCAAGTATGAGCTATTCAATGACTATCGATACTAAGGCCGTTAAGCGATGGGCCGCAAAGGTCGACTCTACCGCAGCCGGTGAGGTACAGAAATATCTCAACCTAGCACTTAAGAACAGTGCCACGATCGTTATGCAGCGAGAGATGAAGGAAGCTCCGCGCGGCGTAACTGGCAAACTTGCCAAATCTATCAGCCAACTCGTGACAAGCATCGCGGCCGTTATTGGCCCTGATCACAGTCTCGACTATCCTATCTTCGTTGAAAAAGGCACGAAGCCACACATGCCACCTATCGACGCCATTACACCTTGGGCACTTGCCAAAGGGCTCAACCCTTGGGCTGTGGCTATGGGTATTAAGAAGAGGGGTACAAAAGCCAATCCATTCGTCGAGCGTACCTTCAAGGGCTCAAAGGCAGAAGTGATTGTCGAATTCCAAACCACCGCGAAACTAATAACTGAATTCTTAGCAAAGGCTTAATGACATGCCATTACCTACAACTACAATCCTAGATGACACTTACAACGAGATCGTAACTGTGCTGCAGAGCATTGTCGATCCAAATGCTACTAGCACAAAGCTTTTCCAAAACACAGATAGTACATGGAATATATATGATGGTGCCAAGACAGAGTTCACTGGTACCCCGGCGGCCGTTATCATCCCGGCGGATGGCCCGGCAAGCAAGCTTTACTCTAATATCGAGAACTACCGTGGTTATGGCTTTTATATCTTCGTTGCCATGGACACTACGCCAACAAACTACTCATTGACCCGTAAAAACATGCGCCTAATCGTCGATGCAGTGCTTGATGCGCTTGATCGTAGCGACTACCTAAATGCCAACCTTGATGTTGTGCAAGCGGCATCGCTTAAGTGGATCGAAGAAGAGACATCTACCGGAGTTAATATCGTTGCGCCACTCCAAATCACCGGGCAAAAAACCGTACAGATACAATAATATACCTGTTATGGTTGATTAAATTACAACGTGTCGCCACAATCATAATCATTATGGTAGACACCTCAAATACGACAGCAAAAGCCACCGCTGCAGCTCAATCTGCACCCGATGTAAAGACTTCTGAAACAGTAGAAAAACTATACTTCGTACCTGAATATGGCGTGTCCGTCTCGGCTACGTCTCTTAGTGACGCGGTTGCTAAAGCAAAGAAAGCAAAGGGGATTAAGTAATGACTGATTTTAGTGGCCGAAAAGTAGCGACAGGTATTGCCCCAGAAGCAGTTCGAGGCACAGGCGTAACACCTACCTTCTGGCTTGGTTGGACTACATTTGATTTCGACGACATGGCTAAAACCCAGTTGAACCCTTCAGCTATCAACGTACTCGATGAAAACTCCGGTTCAGAAGTCACTGAGACTTGGGGAGGTGGCAAGATCGACGGAATCATGACCGACGAGAGTGTTGGCCTACTTCTTTGGGCTCTTCTTGGTACTCACGCTGTTGCAGCTCACCCTGCAGAGACTGTTGTTTACGACCACACCTTCACCGAATCACAAACAAATCAAGCTAAGTCAGTTACACTCACCCGGAAAGATCCAAACGTTGATCAGCAGTTCGCGCTTTCAATGCTTAAGACACTCGAAATTGATGTCGTAAGCGGCGAGTATGTTAAATACTCTTCCGATTGGATTTCTCAGCCATCAACAGTAGGCACTGACACGGCTGCATTTATCCAGGAAAACCACTTCATCTCTAAGAACGTCACACTTAAGCTCGCCGCTAACATCGCTGGTCTTGGTGCTGCGCTCGCAGTTCCAGCTAAAGACATCAAAATTACCATCGAAAAAGATGTGAACCCTTACTACGTCATCGGTCAGAACAACCCGAACGAAATCTTTGCACAAAAAGCTACCATCAAAGGTGATTTCACACTCCGTTACAGCGATGCCACTTACAAGACGCTGCGCTTTAACAACACGCCACAAGCCGTCTCAATCGACATCAAGAATACTGGCAAGACTATCGGTACATCATCCAATCCTGAACTGCTCCTTACGCTACCACAGGTATTCTTGACTGACTGGAAGCCTGCTACACCAATCGACGGTATGGTTGAGCAAACTGTCACCTTTGAAGGCACATTTAGCTACGCTTCCGCATACATGATCCAAGCGGTCTTAACTAACACGGTAGCAACCTACTAGGAGGGCATAACATGGCATTCGTAGTAAAAAAGAACTTCTCGCTCGACTTCCTTGGCGAAGGCTGGCAAGCCGCATACATCAACTTCTCTCTTCCCTCTCTTGAAGAGAGCCTACAACAGGCATCACCATCTCAAGAGGAAATCGAAGCCGATCCCAAGAAATACACGCTTGAGATGGTTAGTTTCCTCGAAGAGCATTTCATTGATGGCAAAGGCTTCAACGGTAGCCAATTGGTTGATCTTGAAAAAGAAGATATCAAGCGGTTACCAACGAGTGTCTTTGCCAAAGCCACACAGCTTCTCAGCGGAGCCGTTGACCCAAACTCGTAGGGGGACTGGAGAAGGTCATACTGCATGACCGCGAAGGAACCCCACAAGCCCAGTATTGGATCGCTCGACACCGCCTTCGGCAGGAGTTCGGCCTTAGTGCTGAAGATGCCGATAAAGAGATGCAGCGACTCGATGAGGTCATGATCCACTTAAAGATTATGGAACTCGATAACGAGCGGCAGGAAAAAAACAACATGAGGAACCGCTGACATCATGGATAAAACCATACTCGACATCATACTGAGGGCCAAAGACGAAGCCTCTGCCGTTATTAACAAGGCAAGTGGTAATGTTGGTGCGAGCGGAAAACAGGCCGATAAAACGGCTCAATCTTATCAAAAGCTATCACTTATCACCGCCGGTGCATTCGTAGGCGGTCTGGCGCTTGCCGTTAAGGGTGCAGCCGATCTCCAAAGTTCAATGGTTCGCCTGGTCAGTACTGCCGGGGAAAGCCAGAAAAACCTTGCTGGTGACACTCAAGGTATTCTCGATATATCTACTGCAACGGCTACCGGCACCGATCAGCTCTCTCAGGGGCTTTACACTATTAACTCTGCCGGATATCACGGTGCGGCCGGTCTAGCAGTCTTACGAGCCGCTGCAGAGGGTGCTAAGAGCGAAAATGCCGACCTTGGCACAACTACAAATGCACTGACGACCATTCTTAATGACTACCACTACGGGGCAGATAAATCAGTCAGTGTCACTAACCAAATGCTTGCTGCAGTATCACGCGGTAAGATGAACTTCCAAGACTTCGCAGGTAGCCTCTCGGCCGTACTTCCCCTAGCGAATGCGGTACACCTTAGTTTTGCGCAGGTTGCCGGTGCGGAAGCAACGATGACTGCCCAAGGTATGAGTGCGCAGCAATCCTCTCAGGATCTTGCAAACACCATCCGGGCATTGAGTAACCCGAACCAAGTGGCAATCAATGAGATGCAACAGCTTGGGCTTAACTCGAACGATGTCTCTATGCAACTCGGCAAGAAGGGTCTGACTGGAACGCTCGACACCCTTACGACGGCAATTACGCAGCACATGGGCCCTGCCGGTACAGTCATCATGGATGCTTTCAACCAATCAAAATCAGCCGCCGAAGATGCAAACATCATGCTCTCTAAGCTTCCCGGATCTATCCAGGGCATTGCTAAGTCATACCTTGCCGGAACCACATCACAGGCAGCGTGGAAACTATCATTACAGGAGATGTCGCCGCTCAATGCCAACCTAGCTAAGCAGTTTGCAACTGTCGCAGACAAAGCCCATGGCTTCAATAGCTTGATCAAATCTGGCTCGCCTGCAGCGCAAACCTACACCGCCGCGCTTTCGAAGATGACTGGTGGCGCTACCGGCCTAAACACGGCCTTGATGCTTACTGGTGCCAACTCCTCAACATTCAAATCAAACGTGGATGCCGTGGCAGGCGCAGCCAAAAAGGGCGGCAAGAACATTGACGGTTGGAACCTCATCCAAGGCACTTTCAATTTCCAGCTTAAGCAGGCCAAAGAAGCTGTCGAGAACGCCGGTAAAGCAATCGGCACCGCCTTACTGCCAAGCGTAACGACTCTAGCAAAAATCCTCGTTGGTATCGTCAAGCCTGTTGCAGAGTGGGCCAATAGTCACAAGAAGCTTGCTGCGATTATAGTTACCTCACTTGCAGCGATCGCTACATTCGTGGCTATCGTTCTTACTCTTCAGTCAGCACTTACTAAGGTAAAAACTACCATGAGTATCTTAAAAGCCGCATTCATAGCGGAAGATGGCACGATACGAATAGTATCGGTTGCTACGAAAGCCTGGGCCGGTGTCCAGTGGATTCTAAATGCAGCAATGGGTGCAATGCCCATTATCGCTATCATCGCTGGCGTCATAGCTCTTATCGCTGTCGTGGTGCTCATTGTCAAACACTGGAAGGCAGTCTCCGGTTTCTTCGAAAAGCTATGGAAGGACGTCGTAGGGTTCTTCAAGCACCACATTGATTTGATTCTTACCATTGTCGGCGGCCCACTCGTTGGTTTGGTCATTCTAATCATCAAGCACTGGGGTCAAATAACCGGCTTCTTTAAGAAGTTGTGGAACGATATCACAAGCGACATAACGACCTTCGTAAAGGCAGTGATTGATTTCTTCACTAAGTTACCAGGCGAGGCGCTGCATGCGCTTGGTAACGGCAGAAAGTTACTCGCAAACTTCGGTAAAGACATCATCCAAGGTTTGGTGAATGGCGTGAAGGGTGCCGCACACTTGGCTACTGATGCCGTTAAGGATGTTGGTAAAGGTGTCGTCGACGGCTTCAAGGGCTTGCTCGGTATTCACTCACCATCAACCGTATTCGCGGAAGCCGGTAAAAACATTGGCCAAGGTTTGGCGCAGGGCATCGGCGCATCTAAAGGTATCGTTGGCGGTGCTACTAAGCAACTTGCCGATTCTACGACAGGTTCTTTCGGAACTGCAGCACAACGACCATCTACTACTGCACCCGGAGGACAAGCGGCACCTACTGCATCGCAGGGCGCTAGTAACGTCAATATTACGGTAAATATCGGTGTCTATGCCGGAACACAGACTGAAAAGCAGCGCGTGGCAACGGAAATGTGGCAGGCTCTGATGCAAGTTGCCAGGTCGCACAATATGGCGGGTAACGTTCCTAATTTAGGGATTAGGCCGGTATAGTCATGAGCTTAATTTCACTCAACGGAAATAGCAACATTCCGCAGCCATCAGATCTGACTGAGGAGTACATTCAGATCATGGTCGACAAATCTACCATTACCGGACTCACCCGGCGCATTTGGCTTGCTCAAAAAAGGCAAGCTACCTTCACGCTCTCAGCAATATCTCAGTCAGACTACAGCCTTATTAACAGTTACATCGAAGGTGGCAATCTCATTTCGTATGCAAACAGTGTATCGGGGTTCAGTTTCACCGGCTTTGCAGTCAGCGCTGCGGCCAAGTACATTCGTGGATCATCACTATTGCGCGATATGACCATAACCCTACTGGAGAAATAGCTTGTGCAAACGGTTTCTTCAACATTTACTACTGACACTTCTGCAGCCACTCAGACGATAAATTACGGTATTCTGATCGCCTGGACTGAGCAGATCAATCCATCATATGCATTCTTCACTATTGGCACATCGCTTATTGGTGGCCCAGATGTCATAAAGGGCGGCGGCGCTGAAGTAACGTTCCTGGATCGCTATCAGTACACTGACTACTCAGCATACGGCATTAGCATAGATATTAAGCGCGGCCTCGGGCAATACCCATACGGCACCGTCATGGGGCAAGCCGAAGTGAAGTTAGATAATACCGATCTCTCTTTCATGCCCGGCCATGATCCCACTATTGGTAATTACATTCTGCCAAATCGCCCCGTTAAGCTATCCGCAGGTTTTGGGACTGAGAGCATCACGACATTTGCAGGCTACTCCACTGCTCCCCTGAACGATGTGAACCACCGCGAAACGAGCCTACTCTGCTACGACGGCATGAATTATCTTAATATGTTCCCGTCAAAGGGTGCGGGGCCAGTTGCAGCAGCAAATAATGGTGCATACATCAACATGTTTGGTAGCGACATTATTGCGGATCTCTTGCAAGAGGCAGGCTTTTCGTCGACAGAATATGTGATTGAGCAATCGTTGCAGCCGCGAATAGGCTACCTTGCTCCTATAAACTTTCAGACAGGCACGAATGTCGGTGGCAATCAGGGTTCGATTGGCTACATCATCTCAGCAATTTGTGAGTCGGAGATGGGTATCGCTTTCTTCGACGAAGCTGGCATTTTCCATTACTGGAACCGGCAGCATATACCTGATCACAATACTATCCAGTGGACGTTTGATTACTCCGAAACGGTCGGTGGCAACAACACTGGTATTATCAATTACGGCATAGAGAATACTGCGGTCATTAACGACGTTATCGTGCAGTCTACGCCACGAGTAGTGGCTGCAAGGCAGTTAGTGTGGCAATTGGCTCAGCCAACGCTCATACCGGCAGGCGGCAGCGTCATCGTGTCTGCTGACTTCTCAGACAGCTATGGTACGATGCCGGTCACGGCGCTCGATACGCCCGTACTATTTACGACCACCACACCGCCGACATCTACCTATCAGGTAAACGTGAACTCAGATGGTTCTGATCCGCTTGGTGTAGGCTCGTTTGTTTCGGTAACGAGCACTGTACTCAACGGGTCGAATGCTCAGATTACTTTTCATAATACCTACAGCCAACCGATATACGTTACCCAGATGGGGCTGTACGGTACACCGGCAACTGTCACGCAGGTGATTACCCAAGAGTTTAAGAATCAGACATCTATCAACCAATACGGCATAAACCCTGCTAATAATGGTCAGCCGCTAACTATTACGAATGACTTGATCCAGGACAACAGCAGCGCTTACTCTATTGCCTATCAGCTTGTTACTGACTACGCCACGCCTTTCCAGCGTATGACGCTCGAGGTAATGGCAGTACCGCAATTACAATTTGGTGACTATGTTACGGTGACACTCGATGATACTGGCCAGACACTCAATTACACAGTTATAAATATCGAGTTGTCGCAAACGAAAGAAGACCCATTGAAGCAGACAGTTGAAGTCGAGGTGCGGCAGATGATCAATTACTTTACGATTGGGGTTTCGACAATAGGTGGAACGGATTCCATTGCACCCTAAATATATACCTGTTATGGTTGATATATTTACAACGCCTGAACATAATCAAGCTTATGATTGCCAAGCACTCCATAGACGAAAAAACAGCGAAGCATGTTTCTAAAATCTTAAAAGAAGATCCAGAGCCAGACGCGCGCGCGACCGCTAGAGAGACGTTGGACTTTTACATCAAAAACTACCCACTTGTGCAGATTGTGCGCTGTGATCTTTGCGGTGCTGATCTATGCCTAGAAGTTTTGATACCGGCCGAGGTGCAGCGCAATAAGTTGCACCACCACGACGGTTTACGCCGCATAGTCCTGGATGGCGGCAAGTTGCTGTCATCCCGTAAGCGTCTTGATGGTGCCATGGGTTATGAGTGTCGATGCGGAAATAACACGATAAATGCAAGTGTAGAGATTGGTCTACTTCCAACTGTAAGCAACATAACCGGCGAAGCTATGATCCCACAGATTGAGCCTCATCATGAAGCTATGGTTAAGCTGGAGATCGCCAAACAGCACTACACACCTGATGTTGAGACTAATGGCAATAAGACTCGCATTGAGTCGTTTACAGTTGAGAGGCTTCAATAATGAGTGTTCCAGGTTATACTGCAATATCATTTACCGCAGGTGAACAACCAACTACCGCAAAGTGGAACCTTGTCGGTAGCAATGATGCGGCGTTTAATACGTTTTTGAGTGGGCCAGCGACTGTCCCGTCTTCTGTATTAACATATGCTTCTGCTCCTGCATCAGCTGTAATTTCTGGCACTTCATGGAGTGGAACAGGCACGACAAACATTTTAACAGGATCATATACTTTTACTGCGGGTGCGAAATACCAGATAGTAGTTGCATCATCAAACCCGAACTCTGCCGGAATTTGGCAACTGAGTTATACGGTATCCGGAGGTGGCACATATAAAGGGTTAAGTCATACACGTTTTGGTGGGGCAAGCGGTGAACAACTTGGAGTGAGCCTCATAAATACTTTTATACCGACAGCGAGTGGAGCGCAAACTATAACAGTAACCGCAACTCTTATTACAAGCGGCGGTGCTAATGGTGACGATATTATCGTCCTAATAATTCCATTACCTAACTAGGTACCAATCTCAAAAACCGTTAATGAGTGCGTGTTGTATTGTAATAATTGAGATGCACCTGAACTATTTAGCAGATATATTGCGAAAGTATGACTACCTGCAGCTAATGCTGCGGTAATAGTCGAACCACCTCCTGAAGCACCTGAAGCAGGTGTAGTAACATGACATAGCTCGGTTGAAAATGCACCGTCTATCCATAATCTAAAAAGCGCCGTCCCAGCTCCTAGATATACGGCTGTAATGTCGAAACTTACATATACCTTCCCTCCAGTGGTAGTGATGGTGGCACTAGCACCGCTTACGGCCGCTTCAACACCAACGCTGAAAGCTTGATTAGCATTATCTGTTTCGATATGAGCACTTGCTGACGTTCTTAGGGCTCCGGTTATATTTGGCCCACTCAAAACGTATTAAACGCCGCATCATTGCTACCGAAGGGATGCACTCTTACCTGCTATGGTTGACCGGAGTTATACATAAGCCAACAATTAGCATTATGGCAGGTACTCAAACTTCAACAATTATTCCTACTCAGAATGGCACGATTGTCATTAACTGGGCAGAAGGTAATATCATTATTACTGACAAGACTAATGTGCGCCGCGCAGTTATCGGCATCGCTCCAGATGGCGAGGTAGTCGTCGACATCTCTAAAACTGGCATTGATATTTATTCGGCATACTCATGAGCGTAGACAATACGAAGATTGCTTTTAGTAGTCGCTGGGAGATTGATCAGCTCATTAACTCCCAGGTTATTACTGTAGGCAGTGGCGATACTGCAATATTAGTATTCGCTGGTGACCCGCCAGTATTTGAGGTTCAATTCCAGCCTACCGGCTCGAGCGTGTGGTATAGCCCAGGGCTTAATAGCACTGACGGAACCCTGGCAAATACATTCACCTGGTATGCTTACATCAATGGTACGCAGCTCCATGTGAATTGCTCTGGCGGTAAGATTCGTTATTTTGTTTGGGGTGATAAGGTGGATTACTAATGTCTGTTGATTACTCAAAGATAGCGTTTTCTTCTCGCTTCCGCTATGAACATATGGCTACTGATACAAGTGGTAATCCACTCAAATCAAGCGTTGCTTTTTCGGTAGCGCCCTCTACGTTTCCTACAATAACGATTCCGCACAACTTGGGGTATGTACCATTCTTTAGGCTCTACTATGGCTTTAATGACGGCAAGTATTATCCTCTTTTCAGTGGGCCATCAAGCTATAACATCGATGGTAATTCGTTCCAGATCGATAACGTTTACGCCGATGCTACTAACATCTATGTATACCTTGAGAACGACAATACAGTGACAGTAAGCGGTAGAATCTATTACCGAATATATGCGGAGCCACAATCATGATCAATCTCAATAAGCTATCGCTATCGAGTTCTGCCAGCTCGCTTAAAGTGTTGGATGAAGGAACAGGTACATTAGTAATCCCTGCCTTACCGGCTTATGGCGATGTGCATGGTATTGTAACTATCCCTCATGGCTTTGCAAGCGACGATTTATTGTTTCAAGTTTCGACGAATGGTGGCCCCTCTAGCGGTGTCATGCTCCCTTGGCAGTCAAACGATGGACGGTCATTTCAGTATGCCTACCTGGATAGTACGAATCTATACATAGTAGCTGAGGCCAATGACAGCGCTGGCTTTTCGAGCCCTAGCACTACCCTTACTTACTTCTACCGTATACTTATACCTTAGAGCGAACGAAAATGAGTCTGGTTGTAAAGTGTCAAGGCTTTTGACCAACTGCCATACTTAGCAATGACGTAGGTGTTGCACCATTTGAGTTGAGTGATAGGATTAGTGCGGTAATCGGCACCAGCGCTTTCCATCTTAATAATCGGAGCAATGTAGCAAATGTTTGCTTCTGAGTTCGAGTCGAGGTGATAACGCCACTGCATAATACCGCTGATGATTGTATCTACTGCAGCCTGATCACCTGCGGCAATACCGGCGCTATTCATTACTGATGTTTTGTCAAAAACTACATAGATTCCTGGATTGCTAGGATCTTCGCCGTAAGCTGGGGCTGGAGCAGGTTGCGTCGTAGTAGTCGTGGAAGTGTTAGTGCTCGTTGTTGGTGCAGGAGTAATTGTGGTAGCGGGAGCCGCAGCGGTTGTTGTCTGAGTGCTAGGGGCTGTCTGCGCTGGGCTGACAGTAGTAGAAGCAAGTGCCAGTTCTTGTCTCTGAGGGGTAGATTTTGGCTTGTTTTGTTGCGTCAAAGCTAGTGCTCCGCCACCAATGGTGGTTATGCCCAAGATAGCAACCGTAGTGATTATTGCCTTCTTATTCATGATATGGGGTGATTATACACCTTTACTGTCTATTTTGCAAGTATGGGCACTTTTATATCTGTTATGGTTGATTAAATTACAACTGATTAACCATAATCAAATACATGTCTACGAGAAAAACCACCGTCGAAGAAGCTGGCCTACAATACTCCGATGATGCCCCTTCCGTAAAAATCGCTGTCATGAATAATGACATCCGGCACATCAACGAAACACTCGGTAGGCTCGAGGGAAAATTTGATGTCGCAGTTCAGAGTTTTGCTACCAATCAACAGTTAATTGATGCGGCCTCAACCTCTGATAATAGGCACAAGGAATATGACACAGTTATCGCAAGCCTACAATCTGATGTAAGAACACTACGCGATAAAGACAACGAACAGCAGGGCTCAATCAATGCTACCCGCCGCATCATCAACGTGGCACTGATAGCCATTACCGCATTTGCGACTGTAATAGGGGCGACATGGTGGATACCATCGTTGTTGCATAAATAGCTATGCTTCACCTAATTGCTCACTTGCTTGGTCTCGATAACCTCAGTGGCCCTTTCTATGGATTTTGGAGCGGCTTTGGCTCCGACCTCATGGAGTTTTCCGTACTCGCTATCCTTTACCGCAAACTCAACTGTCATGTTGATGGTTGCAGAAAGATCGGCTTGCACCATGTAGCGGGGACGCCATTTATCACTTGCCGTAAGCACCACCCTGCTACACCACCCACAATATCTCACCTGCATATCGTCAAAGCCCACAGAGAGGCAAAAAAATGAGCAGGGGTACTTTTTACTGGCTCTGGACTTTCTGGCTTCTCTATTTCGGTGTCTGTGAGGGCATTGCTATCTATCACGAGATCAAAGACCATGCCGGTGACGGATGGACGTTTACACATTTTATCGCTTCTCAGGTACCGATGGGCTTACGCATAGCACTACTAGCGTGGCTCGTTTATCACTTCGTTTGGGTGCATATCAATACATAAGGAGGCAATATTATGAGCGAATTACTATGCGATCTATCTTGGGGACGACCCGGCGGCAAAGCAATCAAGGCGGCTGGATATAGTGGCGTTCTTCGTTACCTATCTCACGATACTACCGGCAAGAACCTAAGCGCCTCTGAGCGTGATGATTACTTTGCGAATGGTCTATCTATCCGCCTTGTTTATGAAAATGGTTCACAAGCGGCACTTGGTGGCCACGCACAAGGATTTAGTGACGGCCAGAACGCGCTTCAGCTTGCTCAAGCCCTTGGACTGCCAAAAAGCTACGGAATATACTATGCCGTCGATTTCGATGCCACACCTGTTCAGCAAACAGCCATAGACGAATATGGCAATGGCTTCCGAGAAGGCTTGGCTGGATATTATGATTGTGCAGAATACGCTGGCTACTGGGTAGTGAGCCGATCGATCGCTAACGGTACGACCAAAAAGAGTTGGCAAACACTCGCATGGAGTGGCGGCAATGTCGTAAATGGCGTGAATATCTACCAAAACGGAAAATCTGATTTTGGTGGTGCCGTAGATGTAGACGAATTACGCAATGATGATGGTTGGAACTGGACGGCCGTAAGTGGCGACGCGCCTACTTCTGCCCCTGCTCCCGTTCAACATGTCAGCGCCCCAGCTCCTGTTGCTGTTTCTGGCCCAGGTGGTTCATACACCGTACAGTCGGGCGATACTCTTTCAGGCATAGGAGCAAAGACCGGAACTGACTGGCGAGCAATTGCGCAGCTTAACAACATAAGCTCACCATTCACTATCTATCCGAATGAGGTACTTCATTTGCCTGGCGGCCAAGCGGCACCTCAAGCAGCTCCTGCGGGGGCAACGGTACGATATACCGTTCAGTCTGGTGATACGCTCTCAGCTATTGGCGCAAAATTTGGCGTAAGCTATCTGGAAATTGCACGAATCAATGGCATCGCCGATCCTAACAAGATCAATGCCGGTCAGGTATTAGTGATCAGCGGCGGTAACACGCAGCCGGCATCCGGACGCGCAACCTACACGGTCGTTAGTGGTGACACACTTTCAGGCATTGGCGCAAAAGAGGGTGTCGACTGGCGCAACATTGCTTCACTGAATAATATTGCAGCACCATTCGTAATCTTCCCAGGGCAGGAATTGAAATTGTCATGAGGCCATCATATGCGTGACGATCCACGCTTAGCAGTTCTCGGTGCATTTACACCTGAAGGCAAGTTGACGCCTGGCTATGGAGATCACTACCTGTTTATGGTCGGTAGGGATGACTGTCACGGCATATTGCACTACCTAATACAGCTCGAGCGACTGTCGCTAAAACTGAATATGTTTGGCTATGACGATGAAGAGCTCAATATGGATATTCTCGATCTATTCAAAGATCCTGCTGTAAGAGTCCAAGTTAGTCTTGACCGTTCACAAGCGGGCGGCGTACATGAGAAGAAGATCATTGCTTTTGATCAGCAAAACGACGCTGCAGACTTTAACAGCTCATTCGTAATACTTGAATCCGCCACACACCAGATATCCCACACAAAGGGCGGTGTTCTACTTGGCCAAGGCATCGGTTTCGAAGGTAGCATGAACTGGAGCAATTCCGGCGAAGGTACAGGCATAAGCTTGAAAGCCGATGTTAAAAATCCAAAGGGTTTCAAATCCCAAAACAACACACTGCTTGTTTCGACTAACCCGGTCTTTTTGACTCGATTTAGTGCGCAATTAGACGCGGAGCATCAGATCGGGTTAGCGCAACAAGCGAAATTAGCAACTAAGGCAAAGGAGTAATTCCTATGAGTTCAGTTACAAGCATAATTAAAACAGCTCGAGTTTTTCTGCAGGGTAAAAAGACGTATGTTATCGGTGCAGCAATGCTCGTGATCGCCGCGGAGAAGTATTTTACCGGCAGTACCACACTAAGCCAGTTCCTTACATCTGTTCAAGGACTAACAGGCTTTAATGGCTTGCTTGCGATTGCCATGAGAGCGGGGATCGCAAAGAAATGAACTGCAGCGCTAAATTAAGCGCAAGGCGGGCATAGCGATGAGTTACAGCCCTTGTTCCAGCATGAATGAGGGTTGTCCACTTGTCGGTAATGGGCAGTTCTCTGATAAGCACCATTTGGCTTACCCGGCATACGAATATCGAACCGGCATTGAAAAGAAGTGGCGCGAACTCTCTTTCAATAAAGCAAATATCTGCCGGTGCATTCACGATGCTATCCATTCATCAGGATATGTGCCACCCAAACCGAGCAGAGATGAAATGCTCTCCGAAATATGGAGCCAGGAGCCAACAGAGCGCAGTCAGGATGAACTAAGCAAACAGTTGTTCTTGGGTGGCCTAGCACTCGAGCGCGGCGAGATACCGGACGATGCAGCATGAGTACCGATGAAGACCTACTACTGCTCTTGGTTTTTGTATTTGATCGTTTCATGGGATCAGTTCCACCTGAAAGCATGCTCTTAAATGCAATAGCTGATTGGAGGATTAAAGATGGAGCTTCCTGAAAACGAACCAATAGCACATTTGAATATTGGCGATGGCGAAGTCGAAATGCACCGCTTCAACTCCAGCTTGTTTACCCATATTGGTAATCTTGCTATGTACGACCACGTTTTCCTGCAATATGAGGAAGGCGAAGATATGGGAGCATATATATTCAGGCAGAATCCAGCGTTTGAATAACTTATGCGCTTTATGGCTCAAAACAATTTCCCTATGCACCTCAATTCTACTGAGGTTGCAGATTGTGATCGGGATGCATTTGAGCGTAGCCTTGTGCAGCAGCTTGGTGATATTGATGGGGGCATACCTGACGACTGGGCAGCATAATGGAGCGGTATCAGGACTTAACAAAAGTGCAACTTGAGGCGGAACGTGCCCGGCTCGATGAACTATATTGGAATGCCATGGACTATCTCGGTGGCATCGTTGCGCAACGTTCATTCGTCCTAAATGCCCTATCCAACCTAACAGTGGTGGCAGATGTTGACAAACAGGGGTGATGCGTGATAAAATTACAACGTAAACAATTCCCTCAAGTTTTGGATACATCAACAAAAGCCGTCTTGCGAGAGCGGCTTTTTTGTTTGTCTCAGAAATGTTAAAATACAGAGGTGCGTTGCTGGCCCAAATCCAGTAGCGCACACTTTTTATTTGCTTCAGTTTCAAAAAATGATATATTGCAGTTACACAAACTGCTATTTGTGGCACTAGGTTGAAGCCAACCAAGTGCCTAATAATCTTGGCTCCGGTTTTATTACTGGGGCTCTTTATTTCTCACAAAACGGCCTATTACAAATACGTTTAGTCGGCTGTGTACAGGCTTGTTAAGCGTCACATCGTTTTGTTACTCATGGGCTTTTGCAATGGGTACTATTTGATGTGTCTAAAATATGAGGGAAAAAATATGGAAGTCAGGGAAATCCTAAAAAACGATCGCTTCTATAGAAATAACAGTCACAAACTGGCTAATACTTCTATAGAACTACCTGCGGCAATTGAAAAACTGACCACAGGTAGTGATTACTGGCGTAAAGCAAAACAGAATAGATACAAGAAGCTGATTCGTGACGGCCACTTAAATGACCTGATCCAGTTGGCTGAACTCGCAGAAACGAAGAACGTGCCTGCAAATTGGTTTGCCAAGGTAGCTTCGAAAGCCGAGTGGACACGAACGTTAGACTTTCTCGTTAAGCTGCGTAATGTGGCTTCTAAGGCAGTAGATATTGCTAAAAGGATATCTGTGCCAAAAGATGGCATGAAGGCCGTTTACAAGGCTTGTTGGAAGCTCAATGACGTAGCTGTAAAGCATGCTGTTACGGCTGCAGAAACAGGTACGAATCCATTCAAATACTTTAATTGGCTTTGTTGGAGAACATGACTGCTCACTTGCAAAAACGTATGAAATACAGTAATGTATGTCTACCAATATTGGTGGGGAGCATGAAATCTAACCAAATCTGCTCGGTGGGTTTTACGTTGTCTCTTCTTCAAAATCACTCTTAGAGTTCCTAAAAAAGTGGGTATTCCATTAACTAAATGGAGGGTAGGAAAGTGAGAGTAGATGACAATCACAGAGGCATTCAACCTCTATCGATTAGACTGCATCGTGTTCCGAAACCAATCTCCAAAGACAGAAGAAAACCATTCTTATGCGCTCAAGTGGCTCATAGAATTTGCCGGTGATATCCAGATCGAGGATTTAAGCTTCGATCAGGTTCGCAACTGGAAACTCTGGCTGGATAAAGGCACTAATGGCAAACCGCGTAGTGCCTCAACGGTACGGGAATATATAATCAGGCTTCGAGTGGTTCTTCGTCATGCCCAAAAACGCGGTTATGGTGTGCTCGATTTTGAGCTGATACCGATCCCTAAGCGTACAGAGAAGATACCGGAGTTCTTGAGCAAGCAACAGGTTGCCGAGCTGATATTTGAGGTAGGAAAGCCAGCCAGAGGCTACCCAAGGATCAATCGTTCGCGCAATGTAGCAATCATCAGTTTGCTCTATGCGTCTGGCATTCGTGCGGCGGAGCTATGCCGTCTTAACCGATCGGATATTCGCCCGGATGGTAGTTTCACAGTGTTTGGCAAAGGCAGTAAATACCGTCTGTGCTTTATTGATGAGCGCACCCGTATGTTTCTTGAGGATTATCTTATGATGCGCACCGATAGCAACCCTGCGCTTTTTACGGCCAATCAGAATGGCCTCCGTCTTTCAAAGCATACGCTGCAACGCATTTTTGAGTATGCCAGGGGTAGGGTAGATTTTGAGGTATTGGTGCATGCCCATATGCTGCGGCACTCGTTCGCCACTGATCTACTGCGAAATAATACCAATATGCGCTACGTTCAAGTGATGCTAGGCCATAGCAGTTTGACTACGACCCAGATGTATACCCACGTTGTCGACGAGGATCTCCATAGGGTCTATGCGACCAATCATACCTATTAAGCTTATGTTGACATAACTGCTATGGTTTGGTATTATCAGGGTAAGTCGTTCATTAGAACAATCGAAACTTTACAAGTTAGCTTCACAGAAAAACACGAATAGTGGCAATTTTGAAGCTAACATCGGTGCGCAGCGCTCTTAGGGCGCATCCTTGCCAAGGATGTGAAGCTCTCTAAGCGACAGAGATACATCCAGCAGTTAAAAATTTATGCGGGTCTAGCTCAGTTGTTTAGAGCGCCACCTTGCCAAGGTGGAGGCCAGGGGTTAGAGTCCCCTGACCCGCACCAATGTTAGTCAACCAATCCGTCACATATCGTGGCGGATTTTTTATTATCCGCGTGAAACAAGTGACATTTGGGGTCACTGACTCAACGCATATCTTTCTATCTTGAAATCTATAACCCCTCTGTCACGAGGGGTTTTTTTGATCCTGGTGCCATAAATAGCAGTTTGTGACCAGGACGGGAGAAATCCCACTCAATCGAGTGAACGGTTTTTTGCGAAAGAGCTTTAAGCGTTCGCATCCTACTAGCAAGATTGGGAGCTTTATGCAGCGGTGGAGCGCTGATGCCGGGGATAACGTCGTGTAAGTTTGCGAGCAAGTACGCGATGCCCCGGCGGGAGATCCATAAAAATAAACAACTAAACGAAAGGAGACATATGTTGTCTTTCTTAAAAAAGCACGAAGGTTTCATTTACGAGTTTCTCATGGGAGCTTTTTTGGCAATCTTCGTTATCGAATATTTCACTACTTAATCCATAGGAAGGATAAAACTATGGCTAACAATTCGCTCCAGCTCTACATCCGCAGCGGAGCCGCGCAGAGCAGCATCGAGCAAACGCTGAAAGATCGTGCAGACGACTTCACGACCTCATTGCTGACTGTGATCAATGGTAACCCTGTGTTGCAAGAGTGTGATGCTCAGGAAGTGGTACGGACGGCCCTAAAAGCCGCCAGTATGCGCTTGCCGATAGATCCCAACCTCGGGTTGGCTTACATAATTCCATATCAGAATACCAAGAAAATTCGCGAAGAATGGACAGACAGCAAAGGTGTCGTTCGTTATCGCGACAAATTTATTAAGAAATACGAACCGCAATTGCAGATTGGCTGGAAAGGCTTTGTGCAGCTTGCGCTGCGCACTCGGCTCTACAAGACCATCAACGTTACCGATGTGCGTGAAGGTGAATATAACGGCCAGGATCGTCTGACTGGTGTCATTCACTTTGAGTGGATCGACGATAATGCAGAGCGCGAGAAGTTACCTATATCTGGCTATGTTGCCTATTTCAGGCTGCACGATGGTTTCGAAAAGATCCTATACATGAGTTTTGATGAGCTCGAAGATCACGCTAAGAAATACAGCAAATCATACCAGTACGGTAACGGTAAGTGGGTTGACGATAAGCCAAACATGTCTAAAAAAACAGTCGTTAAGCTGTTGATTAGCAAGTGGGGGCCACAGTCTACCGAAATCCAGAAGGCTCTACGCGCTGATCAGGCTGCAATGGGTGACGATGATACCTATAACTACGTCGACAACGATAAAAGCAAAGACACTACCGATCAAACGCCTGCAACAGGTGACGAGCCAACCACTGGAACTGACGATGTCGCAGAAGGTGAAGTAGTAGATGCTCCGGCCGCTGATGATATCGATCAGACTCCAGTCGAAGTTCCTGCCACACCGCAGGAACCACAAAAATCAGTGAAAGAAAAGGCTGCAGCCTGGACTGCAAAGCATAAGGCTGAAGCAGCCGAAAAACGAGGTGATAGCAATGAGCAATAATCTTATCGACTATTGGTCCTACTCAAGTATGGCATCACTTCTCAGCAACCCAATGGCGTTCAAGAAGCAATACATTCTCAAGCAATATGACGATCTTACGAGTCCATCCGCACTGGTCGGTTCTGCCTGCCACAAGGCACTCGAAATGTTCTTTAAGGGATTAGACCAAGATGCTGCGATCTCCGAAGGTTTGAAGGTCATTAACGAGAAATCTGACATTGGCATCAATTATGGCAAGACCGGAACTCGCGCCGCTATTCTAGCGACTTACACCAAGGCAATAAACTACGCTTTCGCAGAGCTTCCTACATTCCACGAGCTCCTTGGCGTGGAAGAAAGCATAACGATCGAAATCGATAGCATGACCGGCGGCACAATGGCTCTTCCCGCCAAAGCCAAGATGGATATTGTCGAGCGCAACAAACTTGGCGAACTCGAGATAACTGACTGGAAATTCGTAAAAAGTTACACCAATGCAGATGTCGATGATTTCAAGAAATGGCTACAAGGCATGTTTAACTACTACGTCATTAAGGCTAAGTACGGTGAGGCTCCGGCTCGTATTCGATACCGCGAGTGTAAGGTTACGGGCAATAAAGACAACACGCCACAGATGCAGGCATATACCTACGAGTTTAACAGCCCGGCTGATTTTGCCACCTTCGAGAAGCTATACAACGAATGCACTACGCAGATCAGTTTGCCCGGCTATCAATTCCTACCGAACCCGAACGACATCTTTGATGGTCAAATAACCTTTGAGATATACCGCCAAGGCATCATGGGTGTTGAAGCGCCAGTCGCCGTACCGCATAAGACTGAACAAGTGGCTTTTGCCGATAAACAGTTCGTGCCAAGTGCTGGTGATCGGGTAGAAAACAAAGATCTATCGATGGAAGAACGCATCCGTCTGAAGATGCAGGAGTTTGTCGGCGCTGTCGAAATGCAGGAGACTCACGTTGGCCCTAGCGTTACGCAGTACACCCTAAAAGTGTCTCGCGGTATCCCAATGAGCAAGATTGCTCGAATGGATAGAGATATCGCACTCGCAATTGAAGCCCGTAGCTTGCGTGTAGAGGCTCCAATACCTGGAACTGGGCTAGTTGGCATCGAAGTGCCTAGCGCCGTTCGAAAGACCGTTGAGCTGACTGATAACCATCTGCGCCCAGGTACGCTTCAGTTACCTATCGGCGTAAACGTCTTTAACGAAGTCATCTACAAAGATCTTGGCGATATGCCGCACCTGCTCGTTGCCGGAGCGACTGGCGCAGGTAAGTCAGTGATGCTGAATGTAATCATCCAGGCACTCACTAAGCAGCTTACACCTGATGCATTGCAATTGGTTCTCGTAGATCCAAAGCAGGTAGAGTTTGCGCCTTTTGAAAGTCTGCCGCACCTTGCGCTACCAGTTGTCTACGACAACAAAGGTGCCGCGAATGTACTGGCTGCAACCGTCGAAGAAATGGAGAAGCGCTACAAGATGCTGCGCCGTCGTAATTGCCGGTCAATCCAAGAGTTCAACGCAAAGGGTAAACCAATGCCATACCGAGTGCTGATCCTGGACGAGTTTGCCGATCTGATGATGACCGCCGAAAAGCAGCCTGTCGGAAATATCGACATCAAACAATTTAACGAGAACTTACTGTTTCACATTGCCAACGGTAATGGCAAGCTCACGCAAAAAGCGACCAAAGCAGCACTAGCAGATACGCTCGATGATGGCATCGCGCCTGCAGAGCAGTCAATCATACGTCTGGCTCAGAAGGCTCGAGCTGTTGGTATTCACCTGATACTTGCGACTCAGCGACCAAGCGCAGATGTTGTTACCGGCCTAATTAAGGCAAACATTCCTACCAAGATTGCATTCATGACCACGAGCAAAGTGAATAGCCAGATCGTGATCGACCAGAGTGGAGCTGAAGAGCTCACCGGCAAAGGCGACATGCTATTCCTCGATCCAACTAAAGCAGGCTTAACACGGCTGCAAGGGCTGTACTGCTGATATGGGAACGCTTAACGACATGATCCTGCAGTGCTACCCAAAGGCTGCAGATTGCGTGAATGGCCATATTGGTCAAACAGTTTGGGGTTGGTACTGGGAACAAGATGACGATCGTGGCTACCTGATGAAAGTACCGCGCTGCGATCACTGCAGTATGCCGAATGGTGCCGATGATTATGCGACCTACGATGAGCAGCAAGCATATTACCGAGGCGAGCAACCTAAGCCGGTCGAGGAGGTTGCCAAAACATAGAACAGGGGTAATGGGGGTAAAAACTTAAAAAATGGGAGACATGAGGGTATGTCGGGAACAAGCATAGGAGGAAAGAAAGCAGCTGCAACTATCCGCGCCAAACATGGCAAAGATTTTTACAAAAAGCTTTCGAGCAAAGGTGGCTCTGTCACCGGGACTGAAAAGGGCTTTGCATCAAGCAAGGTTGGTAAGGATGGATTCACTGGGCCAGAACGGGCACAGATACTCGGATCACTAGCTGGAGCGTTATCGCGCCGCAAGAAGGTCGAGGGGGGTGCGTGACATGCACGATACATGCACACACTGCGGCCAGACTGTGCGATTGCCGCACAAAGAGTTTCTGACCAAGGGCAAACTCACAATGCTTAAAATGGCTGCTGAGCAAGTCATAGCATCCATGCATAATGATATTTCCATCAAGACTTTTAACGGAGATAGCAACCTTTACAATAATTTCCAAAAGCTTCGCTATCACGGCTTAGTCTACTACGCTCACAAGGACAACAGTCGAGTTCGTGGCCATTGGCTGATAACACGCAACGGCTGGGCCTTCCTGCGCGGCGACATCACGTTACCAAAGTTCGTAGTGATCCGCAACAACCACATTCTTACTAAGAGTGATCAGGAAATCAGTGTGCGCGATGTCTACTATGGCTCGGACGTACTACAGACTACCTTTGAATATTTCGACAACGAAGGTAACGCCGTAGGCTGGAAACCAACACGCCAAATGGTCGCAAGCCGACAAGTGAGTCTGATATGAAGGCACACTCTACACTCGATGGCTACAAGTTGCACTATGAGTTCCTGGATAAAGAGCCCGCATTCTACCGGCCATGTCCAAGGCGCATAAAGATCGCTGTCCGGGCTCTCGGTATCCCAAAGATCGTAATCGTAAATACTAAAAATAAAATCAGGTGGGCGCAGTCATGAACGAGCGCAACAGCCTAGACGGATTCAAACTCTACTATGAAGACATCAAAAAACCTACTAAGTTTCTCATTCGACCTCATCGCGATCAGTGGGTACGGGCTCGTGCTATTTGCCGCCTTGCAATCAACAAGCTTCGAGCACTTACTGTGGCGACTGTCAGGTATATTCGGAAACTAATTAAAGAGATACAAGCAAATATTGAGATGCGAGAGCTCCTGAATGAGCTCGAAGATCCAATGTTCCTAATCCACGCAGAGAGGCGTAAATAGCATGGAACCATTTGACCATGAATCAGCAAAGGAAGCGCTCAGCTGGCTACGGATTGCCGCTTTCGGTTTTCTGATGTCATTTGTCGTGCAAGTTGCCTCGATCTATTGGTTGACGTTCGGCCACCGCGTCGGACTCGGCTTATTCAGTTTTCTCATTAGCAATGTAATGTTCTGGATCAGTAGATGGATGCAGAAGGTGTCATGTGCAATCGATACCGAAAACCACTTTTACTACCGGAAAGATGACGATGGCCAGAATCAACTATAAACAAGAGCTGGGCTATGTGACGCGCCTCATGCCTACGCATAGCCAACGCAAGGCGCTCACACGGCATTTGGTGCATTTGAACAAGGAGATCGTTGATTGCGAAGAGCGCGGCGAGCCTACGCACGTTATGCGTCATACCTACGATTGCCTTGCTCAGACACTCGAAATGCTGGACGAAATCAAAAAAATTAAGGTCGCAATGTATGGGGGTAAGTCATGAGCAAGCATGAAGTTTATAGCTCGGCATGGAATTACGAAGTGGTTCTTTACCGAGGCGACGAAATCATAGATACCGGAACTGTTCGAGAGATAGCAGAGCGCCGCGGTGTTCAAAAGCTAACTATAAGTTACTATCTCACACCTGCAGGCCACCGTCGCGCCGATTCACGCAAGGATCAATCTAAGGCAATGCGGGCAGTAAAAATATGAGTAGCTCAAATAACCGGCAACCAGAACGTAAATACACAGAGGATGGAATACTTCTCGGCTCACACACGCTCGAAGAGCGGGATGCATATGTTATTGCCAAGGTCGAAGCCTACGATGCTGCACATCCCGGCAATACGCTCAGCCTCCACAAAAAGAAGAAGTATGCCCGATACAAATGGCTGAGGAAGGTACGCGGTGAGATAGAACGTGATCGTATGGCCTTTGAAGGGATAGCCCAATCATGAGTGACATTACCAAACATGGTGAGAAACGTACGCGGAAGCGTCTAGGAATTAGCAAGAAGGGCGTGGAGTCGGCATTTGCCAAAGCAATTCTGGAAGGTAAGCGATCGGACGACTTCAAAGGTGCGTTCAAGAAATACCTCGATTTTTGGTGTATTAGCTATCATTCAGTGGCTTTAGTGCACGATAACTCAATCTTTTTCATGAAACATGGCACTTTGATCACTGCTTGGCCGATACCGCAGCGTTACCGGAAATACCTAAAGGATAAGGGGTAGAGGGGGTTTGCTTATGGGGGGATATTAAAAGCCGCGACATATTATTCATCACGGTAAAAAGAAGCGAAATAGTTACAACACTTAAAAGGGAGAATTAACAGATGAAAACACTTAAACTCACAAGCAAAGATTTCAAGAAGTCAGACAGTTATTGGTCAGATTACATTGGCAAAGAAAATCTGAGTGACTATGACGGCAACGTTGAGATTGCAGAGTCCTTGGGCTATGTACGATTCGATTCCATTAACGTAAAGGGCTACTTATTGGCAGGCACTGGCTCGGGCATCGAAGCTGGCTCGGGCATCAAAGCTGGCGAGGGCATCAAAGCTGGCTGGGGCATCAAAGCTGGCGAGGGCATCAAAGCTGGCTGGGGCATCAAAGCTGGCCCC